TTGGAAAACTTTACCTAATTGAGTACTTGCCTCAGGTCTATTATTAATTGGGTTTCTTGGGTCCGATAAGTAATCTCCGGGTATTTCTGACCAAGGAAATTCAACTCCCGCAACCGTTTGTAAAAAATCAATGGCTTTACCAGGTAAGGTTTTTGCCACCGTAATTTTATTATTAGGTTCGATTAAAGGTTCTTTACCCGTAACTATATTAATAGCCGTTGCGGTGTTACCATTCAACGCATCTAAAAATCTTAATCTACCGTTTGTCGCAACTTCAATATTTCTACTAATTCTTGAAAGAACTGGCCCATTTGAATTTTGTCTAATGTTTAACGCAGCAAATTTCATTAACTCAGATTCGGCGTCATAATTGTCGTTAGACATAACACTTATCAAGTTATGGTTTGTTTGGTTGAAGTAAGGGTATAATTGTAAATTCGCTCGTCTTGGTAACGTATTTAAATTTTCGGTAACAAAATATTCAAATGGTTTAAAAACATTTGAATTTTGTGGTTGTAATAAATCTGAACTCCTATTGTAGTCTACGTCAGGTAAGTCAGTGTTTGATAGTTCACTTAGAGTTTGTACCGTATATGAACTTTGAGTAAAATTTTGAGGACCGTTTGGTTTATTCAAAGTTTTACCCAAGATGAAATCTCTAAATCTTTTGGTTGAATCGAAATCTAAGTAACTTGGCATTATATATCTTTTCTAATAAATAGAGGTTTATGTGAAATCTTAAGTCTTAACTTTTTCCGTGTATTCTCCTGGTTTATTTTCATCCATAATTGTGGTCAGTGTAATTGTACTATTTCTTTCGTATTTAGTAGCATTAACCGCTCTTACTACACCATTAACAATAGCTTCCTCAGTAGTTGTTGATGAAGGGGATTTTTCTTCAGATGTTGTTTGTTTTGGTTTGTTATTGATTTTTAAGGCTTCTTGTTTTTTACCCGCAACACTAGCTTTAATTGATCCCGCGATTCCCTCACTTTTAATTGATGAAATTAATTCACCCGCTCTATTTCCTTTTTCACCTTTGGTTGCTCCGTCTAAATATTTTGTTGCTCCCTTGATAAACGCATCCGCAGATGCTAAAGGTTTTCCTGAGTCTTTAGCAAACTGAACTTTTAATATTGTTAAAATTTCATTCGTTTTTAATACTAAATTTTGAGTTTCGGTAAATTGGTCTCTAGCGACTTCCTCAATACTCATTCCCTCTAATTTCTTAGCGTTCTCATTTAATATGTTAACTTGTGATTGTGTTAATTTATCTAATGCAATTGATTGTGCACCACCGAACTCTTTAGATATAGATGATACGTCGATACTCATCACACCATCTTTCATTCTCGCAAGATTGGTGATGAATTCGGTTTGTTTATCATCTAATTTTAATCCGTTAGCCATTAACGCAGTGGCTGCTGAAGTTCTTTCGGCCGCGGCAACCGCACCTTTAGTTAAATCTCCTAATGAAACACCTAACTCAGACGCCATAGCTCTCGCTCTTCTTAAGTTTACCCCCGTTATTTCAAATCTACCTTGTTCACTATTATATGTTGCCAATGAACCAGCGGCACCAATTAATGCATCTTGTAAACCTTCAACATTGTTTGTGGCGTCATACATCATTTTTAATGGATCACCAAAATCACCAATTGCACCACCTAAAACTTGTAAATTTGCTGATAAACTAATTGCTTGGTCTGGGTCCATCACTTTCTCCGCTATTGAGAATACATCTGACATTTTAATTTTAAATTCAGTTGCTCTCTGACTCATTCTTTCAAGTCCCTTTATACCATTTTGAAATCCATATTCATTTAATTTACCAATATTTTCACGCATATCGGAAACAACCTTTTTACCATTTAATCCCAATGATATGGACCTAATACCCGCCTCATTAATTGCTTCTAAAGATTTTTCAGCACCAATTCCAACATCTGAGAATGTTGAAAATACTTCGGCCATATCTGACAAGTCTCCAACGAAAGCTCTCGATGTTTTAGCGGTGTCAGCGACGACTGTAGAATTTAATGTGGTAAATTTACCTGTTTTCTCGGCAAGACCAACCATTAAATCACTAACGTGTTGGAAACCGTACCCCATTGAAACTACTCCAGGTAATGACGCAACAATCTCTTCTCTATAATTTTTGGATAAATCTCCCGCAACACCTAATTGTGAATTAATTTGAGCCCTAAGGTCTATCTCTTTTTGTAAAATATCTTTAGCACCGTCAATGGCTGCGGTTGTTAAATTTTTAATTAAACTAGTGGTTCCATTAATGATTCCCCCATCTTTACCGAAATAATCACCTAACTGTTCTACAGTTTTATCCAAAAAAACCTTTAAAGGAGTAATGTCTGTAGAATCTCCCATCGTTAATTTAGTACTAAAGTTTTGAACTTCTCCGATAGTACCAGCAATTTTACCGACACTACCTCCTGAATTACCACCTCCACCACTAGAATTTCCCGAAGATGAACCCGCTATTGGAAATTTTCTATCTAATTCTTTATAAAACGTATCTGAATCAAGTTTCGCCCCAGAAGTGATATTAGCATTAAAATTTGATATTGCAGTTTCTCGGTTTCTAGAGTTGTTTATAATTGATTTAATTGTATCTGCCATACTAATAAATAGATTAAGTTGCGGTTTCTAATTCGATTAAGTAGTTGATATAATACCTTCGTATGTATATTGGCATTGATTGGATATCCCCATAAGAGAACCCTCTTTTAACTAAAAATAAAATCTCGTCTAATTGTCCTTTCTTATACTCCGTAGAAAGGGCGAAAAAACTCCACCCCAAAGCCAATTTCTACATTGACAAGTTCTCCTGACGGGGCGGTTACTGATTTTACTAAATCTAAATTTGGTTTATGTTCTTTTACAAATTTTCTAAACTCTTGAGAATCCTTAATTGGCATTTTCTCAACGAAATTGTGAATGTTCATTGGGTCTCTATTGTCAGCAACGGATTTAATCATCATCTCCAATTGTTTAGTTACAACTGGTGCAACTCCAATACCATTCCAACTCTCTTCCATTTTTTCAATTTCTTTAAGTTGTTTTTTAGTTAAAAAATTAAAAGTGATGTCAAAATCTGATTTTGGTAAATGAAATTTGAATTCACCTTGATGATCGGGAACTAAATTAAAATCTTTGAAGGTAATTTCACTTAAATCTACAACTGCAGTAAATTCTTCATCAGTTTTTGGGTCTCTAAGATAAAAAGTATATTCTGGACCAAAAGAAGTGTTTCTTAAAAAGATAAGAATAGCGTTTCTATCCTCATCAGCCAAATCTTCAATTGGTAAATCTTTATCTAATATTTTTCTTTTCAATAATTCATCTACAACCGTATTGGTTTTAAGTAAATTTTGTGCCGATAAAATATTTTCATCTGATGCCGTTAAGTAAGCCACTCTAACTGACTTCTTCTTATTTGCGTAATGAATTCCTTTAGATGGTAATTCAACTACGTCGTAAGCGATTGTTGGGTCTATTGCAAATTGTTCCATAATATTAAATTTACTTAATAATTATGTCAAAGTAAAGATTTTAAAATAAAAAACCAACAACCCAATAGACAGATTTACTAACTTGGTTGTTGGTTTAATAATATTATAAAGAATTGTGTATTAGTATACTTGGATACATCTATCCATTCTCAATGTACATTGGATTGACGCAATTGCATCATTGTTGTAATCCAAATCACCGAAATTCAAATCAGTGATAAAAGTACTTTGAAGTATCCATTTTTCAACCACAACTCCTGTTGGGTCTAACATTTCTAGTTCGATGTCTTTTTTATATCCAGCAGCATATCCCATACGTCCAGTTACAGACTCAGCGTGTAAACGGAACCATTCCATCAATGCTTGAGATGCTGAAGGTCCAATTGGGTCCTTAAACGTTACCTGAATAGGTTCCCAAGTAAATCTACCTGCAACATATGTTGAAGTGTTCAAGAAAGGAATTTCAACTGAATTAATTTTTGCACTAGGCCTTTTAGCCGATGTAACGTACCATTCGTTGATACCCAATGATGACGGGAATCTAACAATAAATCGGTTAACTCTTTTCGGTTCGAATGGAACCGGCATTTTCATTAGTAAATCTGCCATTTTGTATTTGTTAAGTTTTTAGTTTATCTTTTCTTATAAATATAAGCCAAATAGAAAATAATCTTTTTTTAGATTATTATTGGGTTTAGCTTGACTATCTCAATTATTTTTCGTAGTTTTTTACCATACTAGTATAAAGTTCTAGAATTATTTATTACCTTTTTAATTTAATTAAAATATTCAATAATAAATACTAGTATTTCTAGTTCTAGTATACTAGGGGAATTATAATAATATAATTTTTATAGTAAAATATAAAAGGGGAAGCTATTTTTTTAGCCTCCCCTCTTTTTTTATGCCCTTTTTTTTATTAAATGTTTTCAAAAGATGCTCCTGTTGGAGTGATAATGAACTCTAAATCAATAAATTCAAGAGAACGTGTTGGTTTCACATAGATTTTACCTCTTAATGTGTTCGCATCAATATCCTCAGGGTCATTTGAAACCGTTACACGGAATTCATATAAACCTCTTTCTTTCTTAATTGACTCAAGAATTGGGTTTACCAATCTTAAGAATTCATTTCTTACTTGTTCATCGTTTTGTTCAAACAATAATCTAACAGCAACTGCAGAAATTAATTTTCTTGCTCTTAACAGTAATCTTCTTACGTTAATTCTATCTAAAGCAGATTCTCTAACTTGAAGAGTCTTGTTACCCCAAATAATTGTTCCCGTATCTGAGAATGTAGC